AGTCAAACAAGTCAGCAAACGTATTACGTGCAGCACCTGCATCTAAATCCCACTTTAACACACCTAATAAGTTGTCTAGCTTCTTAGTAATAATAGTATGCTCCATAAGATCATCATCAAATGGTAACGAAGTAAACCATTCAGGTAAACGCTTTTCGTCTGTGGGATAACCTACGCTTGTATAACCCAATGGATTATCTTTTAGCTTACATACAATTGTTTTCATACCATCATTAATTTCAATGCTGTACTTGTCACTGTTAATATCACGCAACGTATTCCAGTTTAATGCAGCTCTAACGTGTCCTGGCAATGCAGGCTTTTTAATATCGTTAGCACTACGTCCATCTCTAATAGCGTTGTTCTTTGTTTTATCATACTTATTAACAATGCCACGAAACTTTGTTAGATTGTTAACACGCTTTGGTGTGCCTTTCTTCCAACTCTCCATGCCACGGAATTCTTTACGGAATTCAATAATACGTTTAATAACTGCTTCTTCTGTGCTATCAGTTAGTGTCATCATTAGTAATTCTTTGAGAAACTCTTGCATAAATGCTGGCGTATCACTACGCTTCAAGTCCAATCCCATAGCTTTTACTTTACCAACTTTGCCATCTGTATCTTCACGCTTACCTTCATTGTCATACACTAATGCCGCATAACGCTTCTTAGTAATAAACAATCCAGACTGTGCTGATATCTCTCTACCAGCAGCAATAATTGCACCCAAATCTACTGTAGTATGAAACGCTTTATTCATATAGTTAGGAAATGTTTTGTTTACTTCTTCGCATACTGCTTCGTAATATGCAGTAATACTATCCTTGGTCCATTCAATTTCACCCTTCTCAATTTCATCTTTAAGCATAGGATATGCACTAAAATACGTAGAGTCAGTATCACCATAAACAATTGAATCGCCTACATGATCGTATTCGCCTGCCATAATCTCATTTACTTTAGCAGCCATGTGCCTTGCAATACTACGCCCTGTAAGTGTAGTTGATTGTCCTAGTCTACTATCAAAGAATCTACTGCCTGGATTAAGTAACGCACCATACAAACTGTTCAAGTTAATCTTCTTAACTAGCTGTCGTTTATCCCAATACGCAAAGTTGTCTCCGCCTTCTTCACGTGCATCAATTGCATTCTTTTGTAGAATCTTACGTTCAGCATACCAACGCTCTAGTAGCCCAGGTATAATACCTTTTTTCTCGTAAGTAAAGATTGTGCCGTTTGCACTAATAATCCAAGGCTGTCCACTGTTAAATACAATCTCATAAATCTCTGCGCCAGTTGCTTCAAAGTTTTCACCACCTTCAAAGTCAATGTGCATTATTTCTGTTGTATCTTTTTCCATAACTAATTCATACTCAGGTGTTGCAAAACGACCCTCCCATGCTTCTGGAATAGTTTTAGCCTTTTCAAGTAATTCCCTTGTAAACGTATGTCGTACTTGGCCAATAATAGTTTCAGTACTCATATTGCAACTACGAATAATACTAGGATACAGTGAGTTTAAATCCATACTGCCAATCCATTTGTGCATCCCACGTTTAGGATCTGCAACATATGCACCCGCGGCTTGTGTTGTATCTTTGTCATACTTTTTATCAGGAACAATAAAGCCTTGTTGATGCGCCTCGTTAACAATAGCTTGGTCTGTTTGTGCAACAGCACCCATTGTTGTTTGTAGAAGCACTGTGTTAGCGTGTGCCAGCACATTCGCTAAATCAATAAACTGTAGCTTTGCATCAAGTCTTACTAGCAAGTCAACGTCTTGTCTTGAATACGCAATAAACGTTTCAAAGTCATTATTAAATAACTGATCTAGTGTGCCTTCGTATTCAATTTTGCGTGAGTCAAGTTCATACTCGCCAATTGCATCTAGACTATAACTGTGCATTTCGTGATATGTATACTTGCGGTATAGTTGCATGTAGTCTAAATGTACACGACCAATTAAGTCAAATGTTTCGTTCTCAGCGCCAAACCGTTCAAACATTCTGCGTTTAGGATATAGATCCCATAAACAAAACTTACGTGTGTGGCTTTTACTTAGTACACGACCAATACGATTAACCATGTATGGAATATCAAATCCTTCACTGTTCCAGCCAGTTAAGATATCTGCATCATCAATTAAGTCAAGAAATGCTTCAAGCATTGCATTTTCAGTATCAAACAACATTGTGTCTTCAAACTTATCACAAATTTTAGTAGCTTCTTCTTTAGTTAATGTATTAGGTTTAATAGCTAAACATATTGTACGCTCTAACCAACTTAGGTGTACACTAACCGCTGTTACTTGATTAAATGGATCTTCTGGTGGTGCAAAGCCTTTCTCTTGATCAAAGTCTGTCTCAATATCAAAGAAAGCTGTTTGTAGATCAGGTGTATCAGTTGCATCATAGTTTTCTGAGAAACAACGAAACAATGGATTGAGATCACTCTCAAACAACTTCTTATGTCCGTGTATCTTTTTCTCAGTATTAAACTTTTTGCTTGTATTACATACTACTCGATCTAAACTATCACCAAATATACTTGTAAATTTCCCTCGTGGATCTTGATAATAAAATTGATAACGTGCTGGAAATTCTTTGAACTCCCGTTTGCCGTCATTACGTTCTACAACTCGTAGAACGTCACGTTGTCTGTCAAAATACCCATCTACATATGCCATTTATTGATCGCGGCCTACAGTTGATAATATTGTTTCTAGTTCATCAAATTCTTCACGTGCTTTAGCAAACTCAACTTTGTAAGCAATACGAACTGCTTTATTAAGCACTGATGGCTTAATGTCCATTTCTTCTGCAATTGCTTTTACAGTATCGCGAAGTCCTTCTCGAAGTGTTTCTACTTCCTGTGTTACTTGAATGCCTTCTTTAATAAGGTGCTTTAGCTTTTCTACGTCTGCTGGTGCGAATGTCATTTACTTCTCCGTTTATAATTAATATTTAACTATAACTATAATAACGTATTATACGCTATTTGTCAAGTCAATACCGAGCTTTTTTTGAACATCATTTACGAGTTCACTGGAGTTATTTGTGTAGTTTTTTTGATAGTTCTCATAGAGTAAAATTGCAAACTTTATCTTTTCAGAACCGGATTGTTGAAGGGAAGTGTTGTTGTTATATAGCCAAGTCAGCAATTCCATGCTTCTTGCTATATCTTTTTTTAATGAACAATTTGTTGGGTTGATTATATCATCACTGTCGTTCCATTTTAGGTACTGTTGTGTCCATATGCTAATATCCGAACAATCTGCTACATTTAGTTTAGTGTATAAACTGTGTGGCTTATGTAACCAATCAGACATTTGAAAACAATAGTCATATGATTCTTGCCATACTTCGTCTTGTTTACTAAGCTGATAATATATGTATTTCCATATTTCAAATTGCTGATCAAACGAATTCATGTATTCGTTATATTCTCTGCGTAAAAATGCATTAATAAAGTGATGTGAATTGTTACCCATTACTGTAGTAATAACTTTAACAGGTAGGTTGTTCTTTTTTGCATACGCCATAATGTCTGCGGTATTACGTGCATGTGTAAATAAACATAAATTCTTGGAACTAGGAAACTTTTGCCATGCAGTAGATGCCGCAATTAGTTTCTCTTCTGACAACTCTATATTATTTCTAAAATCTGGATCATATGCTTTTCTAATGTCGTCAGCTACATTCCACCAATCATTAATAATGTGTGCTTTACCAAACCATTCACTATTTTCTTCCAGCCACAGGTTATTGTGTGCCATGTTATAAAAGTCTGGGCTTGAATTAATTATGTAGGTTAATGCGCTGGCTGTGATTGCACTACGAGTGCATACCAGATATAGTTGTTTCATTTAAGATTATCTTTTGGTAGCTTCAAGGAATTTGATGCGTTTTTCTAATGATTCTATTCGTTTAGTAAGTTCTGGGTTTAGTTTTTTCCATGCTTCTGGATCTTGTTGTAACCATGTCCAACCCCAACGGGTTGTAAGGAAAGTTAATAGTGCGGACCATTTGCTGAATGTCCAAAAGCTAATTCTTGTACCACGCATATATGCAATAAATAATGCGCCAAAAACACTGCCTGCTAACGCTGTATAAATCCACAAACGTTCGGTTGCCATGCGTTCAATTATTTCCCACATATTATCTGGCTTTCTTTAGTATGCCAATTTGGGCTTTACCTTGACTTCTTGCATCACTGTCAATTAATGGTAATGAAAATGAAAGTCTGCTAATTACAGGATCTAAGTTATCT